CAATCTTTGCACTGGGGCCAGTAAAACCTGAACGGATTGAAGTATAGGCCATTACAACAGAAGTAGCAACAGTGAAAAATAAGTTTAAGTATTCCCAGAACACAGGACTCTTATCTTCTTATTTTAGAATTAAAAACCCCTGGTTTCCCAGGGGCTTAATGATGAAACTTATTACACTCGGATTAGGTTTGCAGAAATAACAGCATCCCAGTCGACTCGTTTAATTTGTTTCAATTGCTCGAGAGAGCTAAACCTTTCACCCGATAAGGACATCTGAAGATCTTTGATCTCTCGGGCAGTCTTCATTCCAATACCTTTAATGTGATCGGCAATCATCTGTGCAGTTGCACCGTTGATATTCAATCGGGTATCGGGGGGAAACGACCGAGGTTCCTCCTGGGCGGCTTTATCTTTAACCTGGAGCGCTTTAACTTTTTTAGTTGCGCTTTCGTCAGCAACTAATTCAGTTTTGTAAGCGGTGAAAAGGCGACCATCCTGGTCTTCAACCATGAACCAATCGCCGTTATCCCATTCGCTTACAACCTTTACATTAGCGCCTGTTTTTTTGTGCTGATAAAGCATAAGGACCAGAGTTAATTTCTGGTCCTAGTTTAACTTATTCAGCTAACTGTACGGTTAGGCAGATAAGCTTCGATGTCCTCGTAGCCAGGAGCGTCATCGGGTTGGATGTAGCAGATTTCCACAACCAGGTAACCGGTGAGGCCAGCGTTCGAGTCAGCATCGGAGATATAAATACCGCCAGAAGTGCTGGTGCCGTTAGCAGTACCTTTCGCAAACACCTTCATGGTGGTGGCGGCGGTTGCTTCGTAGTACACGATTCCACCAGAAACACCTGCAGCACCTGTAGCGGTGATGAAGGGGTTTTCACCGAAAGCTTGGCTACCACCAGCGAAGTAAATCTTGGTAGCAGCGTCACCAGAAACGGTGGAGGTCAGGTTTGCCTGAATCACGGCTTCACCAACGCCGGAAGCAGCGGTAGGACCACTGCTATCACGACCGAAGGAGATGACGTTACCTGTAGCAGCAAACACACCAGAAGAGACACGGTTGTCGCCCCAGCCGGAAGCCACGGAGACGGCGGTGCGATACACGTATGCAGGCTGAGTGCTGCTGCCAGAGATCACCATGCCGGTGATATCAGGACGGGTTGTGTCGTTCCGATAAGGGGAAGGAACGATCACATTGCCGGTTTCCAGAGGGGAACCAGAGGTAGCAGTCACAGCCACGTAGCCGCGCTGCTGGAAGTAACGGTAGCCAGGGACGGCCAACACCGAAGTGGGGCCGCCGTTAGAGGCATTATTAGTACCGTCGTCTGTGGTGTCGATATTGCGATACCAACCGTTCAGAGCTTCTGCCCAGTTACCCGGGTAGATTTTCTTAGCAGATAAATAGCTCATCTATTTTGTCCTAAATGTTAAATACTATTTTGATCAAACAGTGCCGTCGTCTTGCAGGTAGCTGAAGGCAGTTGTAACGAAGTCCTTGTTCAGGATTTCGAAACCTGCATACAGTTGCCAGATCAGGATGATGAAACGGCTGAAGTCGTCGTTGTTGTTGATCAGCACCTGAGCGTTCGGGCCGCCGATACCAACGCCGATGGCCTGAGGACCGAAGAAGTAACCCTGAGCAACTTCCTTCGAGGCATAGCTGGAGCCGTTATCGAAGGAGGTGTTGACGTTCTTGCTGGGGAAGTTGGTCGACTCGAAGAACTTAACGCCTTCGAACTGAACACCAGTAGGCATCACAGGCTCACCAGCCAGGAAGTAACCCTGACCAGCCTGGGGACCCATGTAGAAGCTGGTGTTGTTAGGCATCATGGGGTTGCCCATGTACATGCCTTGACCAGGAACGCCAGCGTAACGGGCGATCTCACGGAAGTCAGGATCACGACGCAGATGCATCATGAAGACGGGATCGCAGATGCAGCGATACAGACCGTCAGAGAATGTAGGAACGTTGCGCTTACGCAGGTCCTTAACAACAGTCAGCAGGTCGGTACGAACCGAGAACTGTTGAACTTGATTGTCATACTCAGTGCTGGTGTAGGAGATACGACCAGAGGAATCCTTGGCCTTACCACCAGCAAAGTAGTAACCACCCTGGGAAGAAGAAGCTTCACCGTTTGCTTCAGCTTTAGACAGTTCGTCAATGAAGACGCGGTCACGCCAACGGCGATAGTCATCGAGCAGGGTCAGGGAACCGATGCTCTGGTGGAACATGTTCAGGTTGCCCGTGTCCAGCAGAAGGCGCTGGGCAGTGATCAGGGTCTCACGAGCAATCTTGAAGGTCGAAGGCTGTGTGGGATCACCCGGGTCTGCAGGACCTGTGTACTCCTTGAGCACCACCAGGACTTTCTCCTTGGTGATGTTACGGCTGTTAGCGGTACCGATTGTCTGATCAGCAATACGCTCACGGCTGTCCTTCGTACCAGGGGTACCCCAGAACTTGTAGCGATCTAACTGAACGGTCTGACCGGGCTGACGTGTGAAGTCATGAACCACAACGGGCTCAACAGCCATTTCCGCGATGTAAGCAGGGTGGGGACGATAGAGTTCCGCACCAAGAATCTTTGGAAAATCGTTATCAATGAACACTTTGTTTTATCCTCCAGTGTCGCAGGAATTGATGTTATCGGGTGAAAGATTCAGACATTACTATGTCTTATCTAACACAAATTTTAGCAGTTGGTAATTTATTTATTACATGTACTGCATTGTCGATGCCTTGTAACGAGCACCGGGTGAGTTGCTAGAGCCATAAGACTCTGGATCAAGAGGCATCTGTGCCTGGAACCCAGGAACGCCAACAGCTGATGGAATAGCACCAGCGGCTACACCACCAAGTCCAGAAAGACCGGCTGTAAGAGGAACCGCGCCAACTGCTGCACTCTT